CAAGCATTCCAATCTTCTTCGTTAAATCGAGAATCTTCAAGCATGAACTGGCAAACTCGTTCGTGATCTTGCTCAGTACGGTCTCGTCGATAATCGGCTTGCCCGTAGCGGATAATTGTGTTGGTGTCCATTGGTAGTGTGTTTGTAGTATCCAGGCGATGTGGTCCCTTGATGATGGGCTGAATTCTTTCAGCTTGCAAAAAGGTGCTCCTTGTACATAGCCTTGTGTTCTGTTATTTCTTTTAGGAGTGAATTCCGTCCCTGCAACGTAAGGATGCCTGTTGCGAAGTAAAGCCGTAGTAGCCTCCAACTCTCCTCGGAGAGCCGATGCAAGCTTCCATGCAGAGCGTTCATCAAAATACCATCCATGTAATTCTTGGTCGGTAAGGATTCGTGCTGCATCATGTTCTAATTTAATCCATTCAGGTGGTTTGCAAAGTGTTTGCATAGTTTGGTGGTAACAACTACATCTTGTTGGCAGTATGATTCCATCTCAGGTGACCATTCTTTCCAATCTGTTTGTTTAGCAAACTCTCCTTTGTACTCACCAAGTCGATGGCCGTACGCTTCAAGAGAGTGCCTCCCATATAATTGCAGTGGCATATGTTTCCACCGCTTCTTCTTATCTATGTCTAGAAGATTCGGATGAACCAGTCTAGAAAGTAGAAGAGTGTCAACAACATCATGATCAAAATCAGCCCATGGGTAAAGCTGCCTGATAGCAGGGAGGTCAAACCCAATAATGTTGTGACCAGCAATACACGGCGCGTCCTGGAGACATTGAACTCCCCGAACGACAGGCTCTGTGTGACCCTCGTCAGAATAAGTGAGAGTCTGTTTGGTTTCCGTGTCATAAATAACGAGACAATGTATATGGTTGAGTTCCCTTAGAAACCCATTTGTCTCTAAGTCGAATACAAGCATTAACGTCCATTCCATCTATATGTTTTGTCCACGAACTGAGCTTTCTTAACTGCTTCAGGTGTGGGTGTGTTCGGTGATCTTGCGAGAAGATCTGTACCGTAGTGGACCTCACGCTTTGCATACAGGAGATCAGGGTCAGTATTAGAAATCTGTAGCGGGGTCGAACTGTTCTTCTTCAGCTTCATGTTCAATAAATCTACATTCGTGTTTGTTATACTCAAGTGTACAGGCTACGCCAACTTCCCCCGAATATCTATTCTTAAGGATTCGCACCGTTGTGCGATCTCCATCAGTGTCGGCCTGTTGGTTACGTTCGAGTGCAATAACTGCGTCAGACAACTGTGCAATTGATGCAGATCCTCTGAGTTGTCCCAAAGTAACTCTTGCTCCTTCTTCATGGTTCTGGTCCGATTGTGATCTTCTAAGGTGTGATACCAGGAATAGTGATATCCCAGTACGTTCTACTAACGACCTAAGCTTGGTCATTGTAGTGTCAATCATCCGACGTTCATCACCATCTAATCCACTAAGTAGAATAGACAAGTGATCAAGGAATATAATCTTTGTATCTAAGCCGGATGCAAGATATTCGATACGATTATAGATGAGATCAGGATCATAGGAACCAAAACCATCAAATAAATAGAGATCCCAATTAGCAATTGTGGCGTCAAACGCTTCGGTGAGTTCTTCATGTGTATGTTCTCCTATGTGCAGAGGCTTGGCCGATGCAGATGACATGATTCCAAGCGCAGTCCTTCGGTTTGATTCTTCAAGAGCCAGATAGCCGACCCGTCCTCCTGCTTGAAGAAGATGAGTTGCAAGCTCCCTACAGAATGACGACTTTCCGACGCCAGATCCCGCAGTGATTGTACAAAGTTCTCCGTCTCGGATGCCATGAAGCATTGCTTGTAGACCGGTGTAGGGGTAGTCATAGTTAGAGGGTGGGTTAGGTGTAGTGATTAATTCAAGGAGAGATCTAGCTTCAACGATCCCATCTGGACGGTATGGCCTCGCGTCCCATATAGCTCTACGAACCGCTTCAGCGTCACCGGCAGAGAGGGCTTCGCTCGCATCTTTGAAATCACCCGTAAGGTATGCGACCTTGACCTTGCCAGGTGGGAGTACGCTGCACGCTTCCTCCGTTGCCTTACGGCCAGGATCATCGCTGTCGAAGAATAAGACGATCTCTTCGTAGCCCTGTAGCCAGTCGAGATTCCTTTGGATCGCCTTCCTTGCCGCAGCGGCACCGCTCGGTATTGATACCATCGGCCACCCCGGCATAACTTCATAACACGAAGCTGCATCGAGTTCTCCTTCGGTGATAACGACTCTGCGTCCAGAGGCTGGAAAGAGATGTTGTCCAAAGAATGCATTAGGTGTCTCTCCTTCGTAGGTGAAAATTTTTTGTTTGGTTTTTAATTTCGCTCCGCAAAGTACGCCATCGCGTGTGTAATAATGGAAGCGTAGTTTCTTCCCGTCAACATAGATTTTGTAGAGTTGACAGGTTTTTTCTGACAGTCCTCGGGCTTGCAGCCTTTGGGCTGATCCTTGTAGTCTGAAGTCATGGTTAGTCACTTGTTTAGGTTCAACGTCGTCTGATGAGTGTGAATATGTCTGACATACAAAACAAAAAGCATGGCCATCTGAGTAGAGACTATTGCCATCAGATGACCCGCAGGTGTCACACGGTATGTGTCTAACAAACTCACTCTCTTGCTTTAAATGATCCATTCGAGTGGAATGTTGGCGAATGAGGTCCAAGGGATGTTATGTTTCTCACACCACTTGGCATATGTGGTTTTACTTTTCTTAGATATCTTATTGAATGGGGACTGAAAGACCATACGGATATCTAGCTCAGGATGCTGCTCCTTGACGGCTTTAATCTTGCGTCGGTCTTCGGGTTCCCAAAAACCTTTACACTCCAGGTAGACCCCATTGGGTAATAGGAAGTCTGGAGTGTAATTATGCTGTATTTGGTATGGCACTTGATGTGGCTCATACTCATACTTGATGTTCAGTTCGACAAAGAGATCAGCGACCTTTTCTTCAAGTCCTGATCTAAACCCCATCAGAACGGAATGTCGTCGTCATCTTCTTCAGCTTCAGGAGCTGCAGTCACATTAGGCTCATCAGCCTTATAACCTTTCGTTGTACCAAACAAGGCAGCAACATCTTCTACATCCATTGTACCTGCGTCGACGCCTGCTTGGCCGTTAAGAACAACAACTTGAACGCCAACCAACTTAAGACTGGTGCCATAGGTGACACCATCTTTGAGAATGTAGGGTTTTTGATAGAAAGCAAGTTTAACCTTAGATCCAGAATAGAGAGGTGTATTCTGATCAGTGATAAGCGTACCTTCGGTGTCAACGATAGGAGGTTTGGTCTCTTCATTCCAGGAAAATTTAACTTTGTATTGTCCATTAGCTACCTCTTCCCAGGGCTCAGGTTTGCAAGTAGAACGCTTAGGGTTCTTCAGTTTTGATTCTGCCCACTTGATAGTATCTGCGCGATCCTCTTCAAGTTGGTCAGCCATGTCCTGATCTACGATTGCAGACAGGGAGTAGCCAAACTTACTTGGCTTCAGTACAGCTTGATAGCCCTCAAGGACTACAGGCTGTTCGGTCTTCATGATGTTACGTGCCATTAGCAAAAGAAATAAGTGGATTCAATCACGGATTCTGGTTCCAGATCTCCGATGATCGGTGGTGGGGTTTCAGCCCCGATCTGTGCTGCCCATGATGTTAGGTAATCATGTTCAGCGAATAAGTGCATGTATGTCTCTCGTACCAAAGTGGACAGAACAGACATATCAGTAGCTCTACATAGAACTGAGTCATGTATTAGTGCGATGGGTGCATCAAAACGTAAGACACTGAGATGCAATAGTGCTGCATCCAGTGAGTGGATTAAGTTAGGGCTAGTAGCATTCTTATGGTGATTAAGATCTACTTTATCTGTCTCACCTACTGCGACATTTATCCTCACGCGACCAAGCAACTGTAGATCGAGTTGCTTCATCTCAAGCTTATAGAAGCGTTGAGTCGCAATAAAGCCGGACGGTGTGACCCATTCGATATGATCATTACCCCTCTTAATCGCCTTCACTACCTCAGCATTGATCCATTCCATTACCTTGGTAGGACCAGGGAAGATAGTAAACACTGCTTCTCTCAAAGCATGGGTGACCTTGGTGATGTCATCCTTGTCAGGTTCTAGGCCAAACTCTTCCTTAAATGCTTCCTTAACATATCCCCAGTTACTCTTAAACTGTGCATTATATGGAATTGTCATCACAAGACGCTTAGCTATCTTGCGATTCATATAATGCTGGAGATGTATAGGGCATTCAGGCTTAGCTAACTCTGCTACCGCTTTGTATGCATCTTGTGGCTTATCTCCAGGTAGGACGTTAACTAATCGCGCTGTTGATTCGTCACGGGCGAGACCAGCGAGTATCTGGAGTCCTGAACAAGTAGCATCGGTAGCGACAGGGAGAGACGTATGATGTCGGTCGCAAATGATGCAGCACCGATAATACTCAATACAAGCAGCAAGGAACTGCCATGGCTCTTCCGCCGTTTCCCATTCATGTAAGTTGCCAATTGGATCTTCCGCGATGAGTGTGATTAGTTGTGTGTTATTAGCGACCCATTCTTGTCGCTCTTCCATTGTAGCCTTGTCCAGGCCATATGTTGTAGCGACCTGAAAGGCCAGCCATTGTTCAGCATCTGGTGTCATAAATGCTGACTCTGCAAAGAGT